AGGCAGTGTTGTGGTCAACGAAGTCAGCAAGGGCGAAGGCAGCTATGGCTACAATGCTGCCACTGGTGAGTATGGCGATCTAATCGCACAGGGCGTGATTGATCCAACCAAGGTCACCAAGACTGCGTTGGTCAACGCCTGCAGCGTTGCTGGATTGGTGCTAACCACTGATACCATCATCGCTGATATGCCAGCCGACGACAAGGCACCAGCTGTTGGCGGCAATCCTGGCATGATGATGTGATTGCTAACAAATTGCTGTAAATATGGAGAGGAGGGAGCGATCCCTCCTCTCTGCTTGTGTGATAGCAGGTCTTGAGGTATACTGTTAGATGATCAAACATTGCGTGATTGAGATCGAAGACGAAGTAAACATCAAGATGAACAATCTTGATCTAGCAGCTCGCAAGGCCTGCGTGAATGCTGTGAAATACTTCATACCAGGCGCACGATACAGTGCTGCCTACAAGCTTGGTCGCTGGGATGGTACCAAGAGCTTTGCGACATTAGGAGGTAGGACCTATCTCAATCTCTTAGATCGCATGTTGCCAATCCTACAGGAACATGGCTATGACTTCGAGATAGAAGACAATCGCTTGCGCTATGAGCTCAGTTTGAACACGGTTACTGATCAAGTTCACGCTCACAAGGTCTGGCCCAAGGGACACGAGCGCGCCGGGCAGCAGATATTGTTGCGTGACTATCAGGTGGATGTAATCAACACATTCGTAGAAAATCTACAAGCCGTTCAACAGGTTGCTACGGGCGCAGGCAAGACTCTGATCACAGCTACACTTAGCGGTTTGATAGAACCCTATGGGCGCAGCATAGTGATCGTGCCCAACAAGAGCTTGGTTGAGCAGACTGAGATTGACTATCGCAACCTTGGATTGGACGTGGGTGTGCTCTATGGCGATCGCAAGGAATATGACCGCACGCACACCATATGCACATGGCAGAGCTTGAATGTTTTAGATAAGAAGAGCAAGGACTGCTTGGACGATAATCAGCATGAGATATTCATGCGCGACCTCATGGGCATCATCGTTGACGAAGCACACATGGCCAAGGCAGACGTGCTAACCAAGCTGCTGACCAACAACTTCCGCCACATACCCATACGCTGGGGTCTCACGGGTACCATACCAGAAGAAGAAGAGAACCAGATCAGCTTGCTGGCAGCTATAGGACCGAACGTTGGCGACCTGTTTGCTCACGAGCTACAGGACAGGGGTGTGCTGGCACAATGCCATGTCAACGTTCTACAGACACGCGAGACGGTCAAATACAACAACTATCAAGAAGAACTGAAATTCTTGACCACTGACAGCGATCGCATCAAGTGGATGGCCAAGATGATCACAGCTATCGCAGAAACTGGCAACACTCTCATACTCTGTGATAGGATTGAAACTGGCAAAGCTCTAGAGAACATCATACGAGGCAGCACGTTTGTCAGCGGCGCTGTAAAGACCAAAGACCGCAAGGTTGAATATGATAACATCGCTGTCAGTGATGGCCAGGTGTTGATAGCTACATATGGCGTGGCAGCAGTCGGTATCAACGTGCCTCGATTGTTTAACCTAGTGTTGATTGAACCTGGCAAGAGCTTTGTTCGCGTGATCCAGAGCATTGGACGCGGCTTGCGCAAGGCTGAGGACAAGGATTTCGTGCAGATCTGGGACATGACCAGCACTTGTAAGTTCAGTGCCAAGCATCTAACCAAGCGCAAGCAGTTCTACACTCAGGCCAAGTATCCATTTACCATAGAAAAAGTTGATCGATCGTTGGTAGAATAATCACTCATTGCCATGATTTACCGCTAAGTACTGGTGATCATGAAGATACTGACTAACGACAATGTGAGTTTCTCGCTTAATCAAATACCAGACGATGCCGGAGATGTTCGTTTCGGTGTGCTGGATTACAGCGACCAAAGCAATGTTGACTACTATTTTGTGCCATTGATATTCCTAGAAAGCTTCAACAGTCCCTGTGTTGATCTGAGAATAGGCGATTACAGCCTACAGATGCCTCTGGATTGGAGCGTTATCATTGGTGACAAGGACAGCGGCGAGATGGAGATCATGCCACTGATCTATCTCAACGACAAGGACTTTGATGTTTTCTGTTACAATCCAATCAACGGATACATGCCCAACTTCCTCAAGCTAGAGATAATCAACATCTGGCCTGATGTCAAGTGGTATTTCCCCAAGCTGAAAAACGGTCACATGTTAGCAGTGCCATTGAGCGATAAGAATGGGCCTTATTGTGCCTACTTCCTCAAGGACATAGGCAAGATCCCTGAGAGCCTAGATATCCGTAAACTGATTTAACAGCTCAGCGGCTGTTGATATAAGCCCAAGTTACATCGTACAGTGGATTTGGCTTTATGGTCCAAGTGTATTCTTGGCCACTGAACACTGTGACAGTGTTTTCTTTTATGACCTGGGCATATACGTTGCTGCCACCATTTGGGGTCACTATGATGTTGGCTTGACCCGGAGCAGTCACTGCGCCATTGACCAACTGGCATGGTCCGCTGATAACAGCAGCATTGCTAATGCTGCGAAACTCATAGGTGCTGGTAGCTGATTGTTTGTCTATATAGGCTAGACCTGCTGAGCTTGTGCTGGGAAACCAAGCTGTTGCCAATATTGCCGGGCCTGGTTGTGCGGGGAGATTAGCACCTGCTACATACTCACCCATGTATTTCTTGTTAAGTGGACGACCCATGGTCTAGCTCCTCGATCTATGCTGTGAATATTTAGCCAAACGAAACCCCCGGATTGCTAAGGTTCTCCGGGGGTGTCGCCTGAGTCTGCCAGCTACAACAGCAGGCAAATGTTATTGGGTGTTCAAGTTAGCCCAGGTTGGACCAGGCAACTGATAACCATTTGGCAACCAGCTCCAAGTCTGACCAGTGAAGTTTGTAACGGTGTTATCAAATATCTGGGCAGCAAGAGTGGGCGTTGACAACGGAGCAATAGTAACCGTTGGACGTGCAACGTATCCGCTACCGCCGTTGGTTACTGTAACGCTAGTAACAGAACCTGCTGCGTTTACAACACCAATTGCTGAAGCGTTACCTGTACCAAACGTTACGCTTGCTTCGTTACCTGGTGTGAATCCGCTACCACCATTAGTGACCTGTACCGAACTCACTTGGTATGTAACGTTGATAGTTGCGCCTGTGCCGCCACCTGCACCTGTGCTGAGAGTCACTGGGTTAGCAGGCAATGTTGTGTAATCACCTATGTTAGCGACGCTGAATGCGTTGATGCCCCAACCAAAGTTGAAAGTTGCACCGTTTGCATCTACGTTAGCAGCCACGTTTGAGGTAGAAGCCACTGGATCAGTAGGCAATGTTGCGCTGGTATAAACACCTGGATTTGTAATGTTTACACCGGTGATACCACCTGTACCGTTAGCTGTTGTAACTGTCAATACAACTGGTGTCGTATATCCAGCACCGCTAAATGTAAGTGTATCACCTACGCTATATCTTGTACCAGCTGCTTGTATTGAGTCTACAGCTACCTTAACGCTGGTGACAATGACGTTTGCCTGTTGGTTGCCTGTATAGGTACCACCAGTTAAGCTGAGCACGTTGCCTACACCATAATCTTGTGATACAGTACCAGTGTTAGCAACGATGACCGTACCACCGTATACGCCGAGGTTAGCATTGGCAGCAACTGCACCACCGCCTTCGCCGCCGTATGGATAAACTGCGATGTTGGCCTGTCCTGGACCAGTGCATGGACCATTGACTAGGAAAGCCTGACCTGGTGTTGACGGACCCTGTCCGTTCACGCTGAGCCATTGATAGCTGTTGCTGGTCAGCTGCTTGTAGATCCAGCTTGGGCGAGCAACGGTGTCACCTTGGACCCATGCGTTGCCGATGATTGCTTGGCCACTTAGCGTGACATTACCGAAATATTTCTTCTTGAGGGGACGTCCCATGGTAAACTCCTTGGCGTTCTAAGCCTACGGGGCACTGTTGCCCCATAATCATTTCAGATCTATTTATCTAGCAGGCTGCTGTTATCTGGCACATACACCGTGTTTTCACTGGCACCAAAGATGCTCCATTCCAGATGGTTGCCATGCCAATCCTTGATGCGATTGTTGGTGATGCGCATGGCAAATCCGGATGCGTATCCGGTAAATCGTATGCTCATCAACCCGTCCATAGGAGGTTCCGCTGATTCACATAATCTATAGATACCAATCTCATCGGTATCGCAATCTTGTACCATGAAGCGGTCGCTGCCGACTTGCTTGAGTATCCACCCTCTGCTGATGCGATTTCGGTTGTTGATCACTGGCATGAGAACTGGTGATTCGCCGTCGGGTATACCAATCCAGCGGTCTGTTAAAGGGCGGCCCATGGTATTATTATATCACTAGATGAGCCAGTTGATGAAACAGTTTAGACCGCGTATAATCAGATATGGCAAAGAAAGCAAACACACAGGGACAGAAACTGAGCTTGGACGCGGTGCTACAGGCACTGGACAACCGAGACTTGGGTTTCTATGAGAGGTTGACTGATGAGGAACGCAAGGGTTACAGCCCTTTCTTGCTCATGCGCTACATGGCCAGTGTTAGCCCACAGAGCCCGCTGCAAAGCTATGCTGTGCTAGCAACCAATGATTTGGTCAATCTTGGATTCTTTAGCTTGGGCAAGCATCCAGAACTGCAGCACAAGCTGATGTGCCTAGCTGGCACAGGGCGCAAACAGTATAGGCCCTATATCGGTGCCAAGAATGCCAAGAGCAAGACCAAGGTAGTTGACGAATTCCTGCTGGGTTTGTACCCTAACATCAACACAGAAGAACTCGCGTTGCTGAAGTCACAGCTTGACAAAGAATCTCTGAGACAGCTGGGCAAAGATGCTGGATTGAGCGACGCAGAGATAAAGGAATTGGTCGAAGATGGCAAAAAGCTGGAGCGTGATTCCTAAGCAATGTCGCTGTGAGTTCTGTAAGAAAGAATTCAGCGACGAGCTGAGGTTGATCAATCATGTGTGCGAAAAGAAGCGGCGATGGTTCCAGAAGGACCAGCCACAAGGTCGTATCGCATTTATGGCATGGTCGCGTTTCTATGAGCTCAACAGCCAAGTAGCTGGCAAGAAGAGCAAGAAGACCTATAAGGAATTCATAGACAGCAAGTATTATCTGGCATTCAGCAAGTTCGCAAGGCATCTGTTGGACACAGCTGCGCCAGAACCCTCGCGCTTTATAGACTACGTGCTTAAGAACAATCTACCCATAGACAAGTGGACGCACGATGTGGTCTACGAGGAATATGTCAAGGATCTCATACGCAACGAGAGTCCAGAGCAGGCGTTGGAGCGCGGCATCGTGCTGATGCGAGAATGGGCTCAGCAGCATGAACTGGCATGGTATGACTTTTTCCGCGAAGTCAACGTGAACCAGATGACACGGTGGGTGACCACAGGGCGCATCAGCCCCTGGGTGCTATATAATGCTAGCAGCGCTGAACTGGCACTCAAACGCTGCACGCCGGAGCAGATCGGCATGATAGCAGGCATAGCACCAGCACCGCAGTGGTCGCTGAAGTTTAACAGAGACAAAGAGAGCACTACCTTCGTCAAGGACACTCTCAAGAAAGCAGGTTTATGATGGCAGAGATAGCAGATATGTATGGTGCTGGTGATGACGACGGAGAGATCATCCCAGCGGACATCAAGAAAACCGTGAACGTGCAGGGCGCGATCACTGAATTTGAGATCAACGGGGCCAAGATACGCAGCATAGATCCTGGTTACGTGATAGCACTTGAACGCAGGTTGGCTCAGACTGAACAACTGCTGAACGAGATGCGCAACGAAGTGAGGCAGCTGGGTAATAGCATGCGCCAGCGGCGCACAGAAGTCAGCGTCCTACAACGGCAGCTTGACAGCAAGATTGATAGGCAGTAGGATTGGTCATGCTAGACCGCGGCGATATTGACATTGATTTTGCTAACAGAGAAATGGCGTTATCTAAATTCGCGTATTCTCCTGCTAGCATAATCAGGGATGGCAAGATCACTCGTCACAACACAGGCGTGTATTTCCACGCAGTGCCAACAGATCCCATAACAGGTCTGTGTAGCTTGGATTACAACGCTGCTGAAGACCGAGGATTCTTCAAGATAGACATGCTGAACGTGGGCGTGTATGAGCAGGTTCGCGACGAAGCACACTTGCTTGATCTCATGGAGCGTCCTCTGGATTGGGCAGTGTTTACTGATCCCAGCTTCGTGAGCAAGCTGTTCCACCTTGGCAACTATGGTGACCTCTGTGCGCGATTGCGCCCAACCAGCATAGAACATATCGCCATGATATTGGCTCTGATACGTCCGGGCAAGAAGCATCTACAGGGACTGTGTGAGCAGCAGGGATTTGACAGCATCAAGGACGAAATTTGGATTAAAAATCCACAAGATGAGTATGTTTTTAAGAAATCTCACTCGTTTTCATACGCGATGTTGGTATACGTTCACGCCAATTTATTGCTTGAACAATCTTAAATCTGTGCTAGTATAAGCAATCAGAGGAGCACTCACATGGCACGCACCAAGCTTGAATTCCAAGTAATCGGCGATATGTTCGGTAAATCGGTACAG